GTTTCGGCGATCGCCTGGATCTGCTTCCACATGCCGATGAAGAAATTCCGGAACGCATCGCACTTGATCCACAACAGGACGATCGCGGCGACCAGGGCGACGACCGCGATAATCACGATCGCGACCGGGTTGGCGCTCATAGCGGCATTCCACAGCCACTGCGCCGCCGCGGCGATCTTCGCCTTCTCCGCCATAACGGTCTGGATCATGGTGTAAACCTTCAAGGCGGCGGCCAAAGCCAGAATGCCGCCGGCGATGGTCGCGACGATCCCGGCCAATATGAGAAACAGCGTCGAGTTTTGTTGGATAAACCCGGCGAGGGCGGCGAATATGTTACTGACCGCCGTCGCCGCCGGGAGCAGCGCCTGTCCCATGGTGGACGCCATGTTCTTCATGGAAGCGCCGGCGATCTGTTGGGCCTCCGCGGCGGTGCCCGACTGCGCCGCGAACTGTCCCATCGAGGCGGCGCCCTGTTTCGCGATCAGGTTCATCGTCGCCTGCGCTTTGGCGGCGGTCCCCGCTTTCCCGGTGAGTTTCGATGTTCCTTCCGCCGCCATCTCCGCCGACACTGCCGCCGCGGACAGGCCGAGTCCTAAACGTTCCGCCGGGTCCGCTTCGCCGCGCATGGCCGAACTGAGGGCGTCGACGGCGTCGGCGGCGGTCCCGCCGTAGGTCGCGGACAGGTCGGCGCCCTGTTGGATCATTTCCTTTGTCTTGCCGGCGATCTGGTCCATGGGGACGCCGGCGGTTTTCAGTTGGGCGCCGATCTTCGCCGCCGCCGTCGCGTACTCCGTCGAGGACAGGCCGGCCGATTTCGCCGCGGTTTCGCCCCACGCCTTCACCTGGTCGGCGGACTTCCCGAACACGGTGTCAATGCCGCCCATCGCCTGCTCATGGTCGGACGCGGCGGCCAGTGCGGACTTGCCCATGCCGACCAGGGCGCCGCCGACCAGGGCGGCCGGTTCGACCAGGCCGCCGATCTTGGCCTGCATCTTTTCCACGCCACCGGCAGCGTCGCCCATACCCTTTGCGGCATCGGAGGCGTCGGTGAGGATCTTGATCGACAGGATCGCGGCGCCCAGCGAGCCCAGACCCATCTATCTCACCGCCGCTCCAGTATGTCGACGACGGTCGCGAGGATGTCGTCGGGGGTGTGAAACCATTGCGCCGGAACGGTTCCCGTCGCGACGGCGATTTCGCAGATCAGCCGGACCCGGGATCCGGCTGGGTAGGGACCGTTCCGGCGGGGTCGCCGTCGGCGGTGGTGATGGACACGGCGGTCCGTTCGAAGTCTTCGAACGTCTGCCCGTTCAAGACGCCCTTGCGTTTCAGGGCGGCGTAGGCGAGGAACGTCTGCGACTTGATCGGGGCGTCGGTGAACGTGCCCCAGCCGTGTTTTCGGGCGGTCGTCTCCGTCAGCACCAGGTCGGCGTTGATCGACTGCACGACAACAGGTTCCGCGTCGTCATCCTCACTGAGATAGACGACCAGTTTCGGTGTGGCCAGTTTCGCCATAGCTTATTTTCCTTTCACGGTTGCGACGATGGAGTCGACGCGGTCGGCGTACAGCTGCACGATTTCGCCGCGGCCGTCGGTCAAGGCGGGCCGCATATAGGGTTGCGCCCGGATGTTGTGCCCGGCCCAGCCGTACTCCTGCACCTTGGCGTAGGGGACGCCGCCGCCGCCGGCGGCGACCTGACCGCCCCGCTTGTCCGACGTGGCGCGGATGGATCCGGCGAGTCGTCCGGTGCGGCGCGGCGCCCGCGACGCGGCATCCTGCGCGAGCCGTGCCGCCGCGGCCTGATTGACCGACGACCAATCCGACAGGTCACGCTGCGCGGCGGACAGGGTGCGCTGCAACGTGTCCGCACCCTCGATGACGATCTTGCCTTTGCCACCGGTCACGGCGCGGGCGTGCCGTAGGTGTAGGTGGGGACACCGACCAGCGACCAGGCGATATCCGACGTCAGGTTCGACCCGTAGTCGTCGGTGGTGCCAAAGTCCATCGGATCGATCACCACGGTCCCGGTCGCCGTCGTCCCGGCCTCCGTCGACGGGGTGAACGTGAACGCCTGCTCCGAACCGGGCGCCGACTGGGTCAGCGCGAACAAACCGGACGCCGCCCCGATATCGGTGTCCAAATTCCCGTCCAGTTCGTAGGTGTACGTCGTCTTACCCGGCCGGACCGTCCCACAGAGCTTATAAGTCGGATCGGTGACGTCTTTCGACATGACGATCACAAGGTTGTTCACGAGACAGGAGACGTCGATTTCGGCGCCGGTTTCGCCGATCGTCAATGTGCCCGGCCCGAGGGTGGCGACGCCGGCCGGTGCGGTGGGTGCGGTCATGGTGAAACCTTTCCGAATTGGTGGCGGGTGGTGAACGTCAATTCATAGGCGGGCATCGGCGAGGCGCCGTCGGTGCCGGTGATATCAATCGGCCGGCCGTCCGTGACCGGAGTCGCGGCCAGGGCGTCGACAGTCGCGCCGATCAGCGGCCCCAAATTCTTCAGGGCGACGTCGCGGCCGGTGTTCGGCACGATCACCGCGATCGTCCAGCCCAGATCGGCGTATTGCTTGCCGAACCGCCACGCGATCTGCGGCGGCGTCACATACACGCACGGCGGGTTGACGTTGCGGACGTCGGCGACGGCGCGGATCCCGGCCGCCGTCAGCCGATCCAGGACGTCGCCGACGGCGCCGGCGAGGTCGAACGTCGACGCGCTGCGCATGGCCGTCACCCGACGGCCGGCCACGCGTAGGCGCCCTGCCGCAACGCCCGCTGGATATCCGGATCCCAGCGGGACACGTAGGCGACAGTGTCCGAGAACGTCTCGATCCCGGCGGGGGAGTTGCGGCGGCGGACCAACCTGGCGGCGAGCATCACGGCGCCCTGGTAGACCTCGCCGTCCGGTTGGAACACCGACGGGAACCCCGGCCCGGCCGGGTAGGCGAACTGGTCCCGGCGGGCCCGTTCCACTTCGACCTGGGCGGAGGCGACGGCCCGGCCGATCAGGGCGTCGTCGTCGGTGTCCGTCCCGTCGAGGCGCAGCTGATCCTTGACGTCGCCGATCTCCAGCCAGTCCGCCACCGGGCGCCTACTTCCGGCCGCGCGGCGCGGACTCGACGGCCAGGGCGGCGGCGCCGCCGGTCACGGCCTGCTTCACCAGGCCGCGGGCATCGTTGAGCAGATCGCCGGCGTAGCCGAACACGCCGATATCGATCCCGCCGTTCGGGATGTTCACGGCCTGCACCCGCAGCGGCGACCCGGCCGCCTCGAAGTGCGTCGCGGCCTGCCGGTCGCCGGCCAGCACCGTCCCGGCGGCCAGGCCCGGGTCGACAAAGAATCTCAAGTCAGCGACCGACCCGCCCGCCGCCTTGATCGACACCGACCCGGCGCCCACGGACAGCCACCACGGCGCCTCAGCCGACGTCAGCGACAGATACTGAGACCACAAGTCCGAACTGATCGCGATCCACGACGGCGTCGCCCCATTCTCGCCCAGGAACGACGCGACCGCGGCCAGGGCGTCGACCAGGTTCGACACCACCGCGGTCGACACGGTCGCATTAGCGGCCAGGAACTCGCCGGCCTTCTCGTTCGACTTCCGGCCGTAGTCGGCGACCGCCGCGGAGAACATCGCCTCCAGGAACCCGGGCGAGGCGAGGTCGACGAAGATCCGGTCCACGTCCCAGCCGCCGGCCAGGCGGTAGGCGTTCCCTTCGACCGGGACGATCTTCACCGGGTTCGACGGGATCGCCGTCTTGTTCCCGGCGTAGTCGTCGACGACCGGCTTCGTTTCCCATTTCCAGCCGTAGACCCGCATCCCGGTCAGGGTGGCCTTGCTCATGGCGTCGATGTAGGGGCGCTGCGCGGCGACCGGCGTCCACAACTCGCCCAGCCACTGATCCCGCAGGAACCCCTGCGCGTCGTTGGCGGGGACGACGTCGGACAGGGCGGCGTTCAGCGCCCCGGCATCGTTCGCGCCGTTCAGCGCCCCGCGGATCCGGGCGACCGCGGCGGCGAACGTCGGCACCCGGGGCGCCCCGGTCAGCGCACCGCCGACCGGGTTCAGGGAGGCGTACAGCTGCGCCGGCACCGGCGGCACGTCCGGGTCGGCGGGGGCCGCCGGATCCGGCGGCGGTGTCGCCGGGTCCGTCGGGGTCGGGGTCGGTGCTGGTGCGGTCACTGGTACCTCCGGGGTGTCGGCGGCGGCCAGGTCGGCGCCGGTGAATGCGGGAATAGGAACGAGGGCGACCGCCGTCAACGTGGCGGCGGTGACATGCCCGCCCTTGATCACGACGTCGTCGAGCTCGACGGACAGGCAATCGCGGATACCCTCCGCCGCCTCGAGCAACGCGGTGTCGCCGTCGGGCGTGGCGGCGGCGTGAAACGTCATCCGCAACGCTTCCGCGTTGTCGTCGGCGGCCGTCGTGTACCCGACGGGCGTGGTGCGGCCGTGGTCGCGGAACAGCTTGATACGGCGCAGATCCGCCGGGACGGCGACGGCGCCGGCGTCGACGGTGACGGTGCCGGCCGACGTCCGCCCCGGGATGCCGTAGGGCAGCGCCGTCCCGGTCAGGGTCCGGCCGTCCGCGGCGGCGGTGACCGCGGGGACGGGGGCGAGCATCTCTAAACGCATCTAGTCCTCCGTGGGGAATCCGGTCGGCGACGCCACCGGCGACGTCAGGTCGGAGTCGTTGAACGCGACCCGCTGCCCCTGCGGCACAACGTCATCCATCGACAGCCGCGCCGCGATGCCGGCCATGTACAGGGACAGGCCGTAGTCGATCCACTGCTGATTCCGGCCCTGCAAAGTCGCATATTCGAGCGAGGCGCCCTGGGTGGTCGCGTCGAGCATCGCGGCGGGCATCGACACGTCGCGGGCCACGTCCAGGGCGGAGGCGTTCCGGCCGTCGATCAACAGCGCCCCGGAGTCGATGGGGATCGCGGTCGCCTCGATCGCGGCGTTGGTGAACAACACCCCGTCGTTGTCCCGCAGGGCGCGGCGGGCCTCCCCGACGATCGCGGCCCGGTCCAGGGCGTCCAGGGTGATATCGGTGGTCTGGTTCAACAGCAGCCGGAACGGGCGCCGCGCCACATCGGCGGCGGTGCGTTCGAGGTCGATCGCGCCGCGGATGGTCCGCTGCGCGAAATTCAGGATGCCTTCGTGCGGCCCGGGGATCACGATCAGCTTTGTGGCGGGGATGACGTGGCCGTCGAGGTCGGTGATCTGGCCTTTGTCGTCGGTGGACCAGGCGGCCCAGGGGATCCGCAGGGCGCGGGTCGGCCGGCCGTCCTGCGGATCCGTCCGGGTGATGATCCACACCGATATGCCGTAGAACAGGTGGTCGTCGACGGTCCACAGGTGCCGCCACCAGGTGGACTGCGGCATCACCCCGTAGCGGCGCAGGTCATCGGCGGTCAGGTCGCCCAGCTGCCCGTCGGAGCCCTGACACCAGTAGGGCTGCACGGCGACCAGGTCGGCGCCTTTCAGCGCTTCCAGGGGCATCTTCGCGATGGTCCCGGCGGTCAGGTGCCGGGCGCGGGCGACCGCGATCACCCCGCCAGCCGCACAGACAACGACCCTGCCAGGGTGCAGAGCCCTCTATCTGGATCAGTCTCGCCGGCACATACCTGATTCTGGGCAGGAACCGTGACAGACCCGCAAACGCGGCCCCCAGATCGCCGGAGAGCTATTCGGCGTACACCGCCGGGACGATCGGGGCGGGCGGCCGGTGCCGGTCGGCCCAGGACGCCAGGGTCGCGGCGATCAGTTCACAGATGGGGGCGGCGGCGGTGCGGCGGCCCCAGGCCCAGCCCTCGCCGAGCGGGCGGACGGCGGCGGCCTCCACCGCCGCGTCCAGCGCCGGGTGGATGCGGTACTGCACCCTTCGGTGGGTGACGTCGTCGAGGAACCGGGCGCACGCGGCGGCGTACAGGGCGCCGGTCAGCGGGAACAACGGGACCGCCTCGAGGCCGGCGGCCGGGTGTTCCAGGTCGTCGGCGAGGGTGCTCGAGGGGCCGACCCGGTCGACGACGACGGCGGCGGGGTGGTGCGCGGCGACCAGGTCGCGGAGCCGATCGGCGATCCACGCCGTACCGGGGCGGGACTCGATCACCTCGAGGATCCCGCCGTTGCACGCCACGATGGCGCCGCGGGACTGGTCCTGCGCGATGTCGGCGCCGAACACGGGACGGCCGGGCGGCATCCGGTGGGGCGTCGCGGCCGCGATCCACACCGCGGGGTCGATGGCCCGGTCCGCGGTGGCGGTCCACCGGTTCCCGTAGGCCCGGGCGTATTCGCCCGGCATGTCGGCGAGGATCCCGGCCCACTTCGCCAGGAACGACCGGTCGATGGTCCAGCCGACGGCGGGGTGCGCTGCGCAGACCTCGTCCAGGTCGAACGGGTCGACGCCGTCGGCGATGCCCCACTCGAGGTAGGCGCCGGCGTCGAGGTCGCCGGCGCGGCCGCGGTCGACCAGCGGTTTGAGGAACGTCGAACCGGCCAGGGTGCCGGCGGTGGAGATGACGACGACCTGCGCGCCGGGGCGGGTCGCCTGGGTCGGGCCGATGCCCTGCAGCAGGGCGGCGCCGCGGTCGGCGTCGTGTTTCCACGCTTCGTCGACGATCACCAGGTCGGATTGCTTGCTATGTAAGGCGTCCCGGGTCGGGGGGAACGGCCGGAACGTGGATCCGTTGGGGAAGGTCAGGCACTCGGCGCCGTTCGACTTCGCCAGCTGGGTTCGGCCGGCCAGCGGGGAGGTGTCGCCGCGGAGCTCGGCGACCAGTTCGGACCAGATCTCCCGGGCGTACTGCCCGTTCTGCGCGGTGTACCAGACCCGGCGGGACGGCCCGGCGAACAGGCACCGGTCCAGCACCTCGGCGAGGACCCACGCGGTTTTGCCGGCCTGCCGTTGGATCGTCACGGTGACGAACGAGTGCCGCCGGCGCCCGGTCGGGTCCCGCTCGTTCAGCAGGGCGGAGGCGACCCGCTGCCACGGCATGAACGGCCGGCCGAAGGCCCGGGACAGCTTGGCCACCCGGCCACCCGAGGTGGGTGCGCCATCAATCCGGGGAGTGGCGTACCGGGGGGCCGGGTTCGACCGGAGCAGGGTCGCCGTCATCGTCGCCCATGGAGGCCAGGAACGCGTCGAACGGGTCCGCCGCCGACGTCGGCCCGTACACCTTCCGCAGTTCGGCCTCGGTGCGCAGGCCGTTGCCGATGTGCCAGTAGTCCTGCTTCGCGATGGCCAGGTCCACCGCCCCGGCGACCTCGCGGAGAGCTGAGGAAGCCGCCGGGTCGACGGCGTGGCCGGCGGCGCGCCACTGCCGCACAGTCTGTTCCATGGCTCGCTCGTGGCGGCCGCGCACGCGGCCGGGCAGCCCGAACAGGGCGCCGTCGACGGTCGCGGGGGCGGGTCGCCGGGCCATTCGTCACCTTCCGCCGGAACAATTTCGAGGGTTCATTTTTGATGTCCTAGCCCTCCCGCCCGATTCGAACAAGTGTCTAGGTGTGGTGCGGCTCACTTTCGACAATTTTGAAGGCTCATTCTTTACGCCGCTAGCCCTACCGCCCGATTCGAACAAGTGTCTAGGTGTGGTGCGGCTCACTTCCGACAATTTTGAAGGCTCATTTCTTATGCCTCGAACACGTGTTCGGTAATCTGGGTCACTTTCGACAATTTCGAGCGTTCTACTTTTTTTCCGAACAGTCGTTCGAATTCCGGGGGGCTGGGGGGGGAACAGGGAGACTGGGATCCCCTAGATCGGAAGAG